TCGTCCGTAACAAAGTTGCTGGCCAGGTCGTCTCGCATGTCCCCTTGGAAGCCCTTCTCACGGGCGTCCGCACGAGTGGTTAGCTGGGCCGTGGTCACACCGGTGTTAACGTTATCTAGCCCGAGACGGCGATCCGTAATCTCACCTCCTACGAGATCTTCGCGAATGTCGTAGTATTTTTGATTTGTAGTGGCATCTGTTTTAAGCAGAGGATTGCCGTCGGCATCCGTCTCTACAAAACGAGATAGATTGTCTTGCGTAAATCCGGCCGGCAAGTTGGCGTTAACAGCGGCCGCGTCTGCTTTCGCTTTGTCATCCGCAGCAGTTTGTAAGTCCGTAAGCTGTTGTTGGAGACCCGCCAACTCCTGCTCTTGAGCAGAATTAAGGCCACCGCCGCCGCCTGCCTCACTAACTCGCTCTTCTTCTAAATCTCGTATCCTGTTGCGGATTTGATCTTCGGTCATATCAGTTAACTTTCGTTAAATACCTAGCTGCGCCATCAAACCAGCTTGCTGCGCCTGTAATTGTTGCAGTTGCGTAACCAAGTCACGCGGATCTTGCGCCTGCGGGCCGAGCGGCGAGACCGGCGCGGGCACACCTTGAGCCGGCGGACGGAAGCCCTGCTGTGCGGCCTGGGCAGTCTGTGCTGCAAGCTGTGGACCAGCAGTCGGCGCAACGCCCGTGCCCATCTGCATCATGCCGCGTGGGGTGGCGGCAAGACGCTGGGCAGCCTGTGCCTCGGCCAGACGGTTGGCCTGCTGACCGACGCCGGCGACCTGACGCTCTAGTTGCTCACGGCCTGTCTGGCCAGCCTGTGCAGCGAGACTACGTTGGCGCTGTGCTTCGCGTTGGTATGCATCTGATGCCCGTTGCAAGGCGGTAAGGTCTGCCCCGACGTTGGTGATCTCGCCGGTCAAGCGATCTACGCCGCCACCGATTTGCTGACCAAGCAGGTCTTGCCCGGCCGCCAAGCCTCGCTGCCCTGCGAAAAGTGTACGAGGGTCGCCCTCTGCCGGTGCGCCGACCGCCTGTTCTAGGCCCGTCACGCCAGTCTGAACGGCACCGACCTGACCGCCGACGCCTGCGACCTGCGTACCAACGTCGCCCACTTCCGACATCAAGCCTCGCTGTCCGGCGAACAGATCGGTCTGCTCTCCGACTGGCTGACCAATTGCTGTACCGATACCTGTAACGCCTTCTTGGACCGTGCCGACATCCGTGGTTAAGCCAGTCACGTCACTCTGTAGCGCGCCGACGTCCCCCGTCAGACCAGTTACACCGGTCTGCAAGTTTTGCTGGCCCGTCATCAGCCCAGCTTGACCGGCGGTGAGTCCAGAAACATCTGTCTGTATGCCCCCAACATCGCCTTGTAACTCTGTAATCTGTGCGGGCGCAGGACTTGCAGTGGGCGCGGGTGAGTATTCTCCCCTGACATTTTCGTAGGCGAAGTCACCAAACCCCTCGCTACGCAGCACCGCATCTGCGGCTATTTGAGCATCTCGCCCTGCGCCCTCCAGATACGATTGCAACCTACCGCCGCCAAAGTCACCGGTGAAGCCTGGCAAAGCCTGAGCTAATTTTTTATTGAGTTCTACGTTTTGACCAAAACTACGTGGCATCTTACTTACCTCCGAGTGCTTTATCTAATTTATCTTCGACCCTGTGCAGCGCGTCCATAACCTGACGCATGTCGTCGCGCAGTTCGTCGCGGGTCGCGTACTCTTCGCGCGTTTTATTTAGCAGGATGTCGATACGCTTTAACTCTGCTATTAGGCTGCGAAAACCCCAAAAGGCTGGGGCGATCACGAGTGTGAGTACGATATTCCAAAAAATTACAGGTGAAATGTCCATGTCTTACTCTTTACAAAAACGTCTGGATGCCCAGAGCCGTCGTTGGCACAGTAAAGGCTGTGGTATAAACTGCGTGTTTTGTAACTCTAAAATCATCTATGTACCCAGCCATATAACCGCCACCGCTAAGATTACCGTGACCAGCTATTTGATACGCTGAACTATAAATATAGTTTGAGCTATCAGAAAACGTCCCGCTTGAAGCGGATTTAGAGACGCCGTCAATAAAGACCTTAAACGTACCGGAGTTTTTGACGATAGCAACATGATGAAACGCATTATCAAATAAGTCAGCAGAGGCGTTTACTTCCCATAAATTAGCAACATTGTACTGATGATTCCATCTTAGTTTACTATCTTGAATTATGTGCGCCCAATAACCTGTACCTGTGTTGCTTTCATTTCGTGGGTGCATAACATTAATATTTGTAGAGTTAGTTTTGATAAAATACTCTAAAGTAAAATCACCTGTACCAAATACTAACGAAGTAGAAGTTGAAGGACTGGTGCTGACCTCAACATCTGTGTAAGATGAGTTGTAGTAAACACTTGCGCCTCCAAACACTGACTCTGCTGATGAGACCGCAGCACCGCTCTGACCAATCAATGTGTGTCCATGTACGCTGGCATCGACAAGATCTGTGTCGCCCGGTATGTATAAACTTACTAGAGAGGGTGAAGACGGATGAAAAACAGAACTAGATGGCCAAGTGTCCGCAAACCGCGCATCGTAAACATCGGGGTAATTCCAAACATGCGAGTGGCTGCGGGTGTTTACGGTCGTCGCAGTGCTAATACCGATATTATTAGAGGTAGCTTGCAAAGGCTGAGTCGTGACTGGGAATGCTGTTGTGTAGATGCATACGTCTTTGAAAATTCTGAGATCTCTTATGTACCCTGTAAAAGGACTATTATTATTTACATTTTTAAAAAAATGAGGCGCTCCTCCAGTTGCTTTATTATCGCTAACAATAGTATATGAAGCATCAAATTTTTTTACGCCGTCATAAAACATTCGCATCTGCATAGATGAGTCACGAGCAATCGCATAATGCTGCCAAACATTTAAAGCCCCTCCGGTTGAGGCAATAACTTGTCCAGCGGCACCGCTCGCGCCAGGACTTACTGATAACTTTCCAGTTCCAGTGTAAAAATATACGAGAAAACAATTACCAGGGTTGTTACCGTCGCTACGAGAATCAATTATCTGCATATAGTTACTGTTCGCACCGCTGCTCCGATATGCCCAAAACTCAAATGTGAACGCGGAACTGAACTCCATCATCTGCACGGCACCCGCTGAGGTGATGGTCATAATGCTACCGCCTTCTACTCGCAGCGCAGTCCCTGCACCGTAAGGTGTGCCTACCGCAGAACTGTAGCTGAACGCACCGACTGAGGTAAACACGCCGTCGCCTGACGCTAAATTAGCAGCAGTGCTTTCAAAGGGAAAAAAGTTTTGCGCGACTGCTTCTACGATTCCTCGGGAAGCCGTAGTCAAAGTGACGACTGTAGTGCTTGCAGTCGATGCTGGATCAAAATCGCCGTAAAATTTTGACATAATTAAACGACCTCGTAGGTAGCTGTCGTGCCGGTTGAGGTCACAGACACGGCTGTAGAGCCATCAACGATAATGACGACTTTGCCATTTCCGCCATCTGCGCCGGTTGTTGCATGTGCGCCACCAGCGGCTAACGACAGTATTGATTCAATTCTTGTCCACCCTGACGTAACGTAACCAGAGCCACCGCCACCGCCGCCCATACCACTACCGACGTTTGTATGTCCACCGCCGCCACCGCCATAGTAGCCCCCACCGCCGCCACCGCCTGATGTATATCCAGAGCCACTGTATAAGTTAGTTTGACCTACAAGTGCAGCAGCAGTGGTGCGTGACGTATAGCCATTGCCGTGACGACCGCCTCGTGTCGATTGACCACCTTCGCCTGGGTTACTGCCCCCTTGTGCATCTTGACCCACTAGCGATGAATCTGACGCAGTACCTTGACCACCACCTGCGCCGCCTTCAGCGTTAGAATTTCCTGCGCCGCCGCCACCACCGCCAGCGATTACGATTGCATTCGCTTGAGTAGCCGTGCTTAGAAACACACCAGACCCCGCGCCACCTTCTGCGCCGGATTGGTTAGGGCTGCTTTGAAAGTCACCATCCGATGCAACCAGTGCGCCACCCCCTTGCATTGCTCCGCTCGTAATCCCAATCACCTGTCCACTGGAGCGGCCAGAGGTGTAGAATCCTCCTTTGCCACCACCACCGACAACGTAGGTCAAAATAGTACCTGCGGTTACTCCGGTTTTCTGTACCGAGACAACTCCACCGTCTCCACCATCTCCACCAGCGGTCTGACCACCACCGCCGCCGCCACCTCCGGCAACGTGAATCTGAATAGTTCTAGTAGGAGCGGGTACAGTCGGCCAACTGTCTGCTCGTCGCGCTTTGTAGATGTCTGTATAATTCCAGATGTGTGAGTGGCTACGGGTGTTTGACACATCAATAGCGCCGGGAGCAGTAGGCACAGAAAAAGCAGTTGTAAATAAAGCCTCTCCCTCAATCACATAAAAATCTTGAATGTAACCTAAAAAATACTGTTCATCTTTGGAAAATCTAGCCCCGACAACTAAAGGAATTGCACCATAATCAAAGGCGTCTGCTGTGGCTTGTGTAAGCACTCCGTCAATAAAAAGTCTAATCGTCCCGTTATCTCTACAAATTGCTACATGTTTGAACGATCCTGATCCTATGCTAGTATTGCTCCGAGCTATAGTGTAGCCCCCTTTTTTATTACTATAGACGCCAATATTTCCTGAAGTATCCATGTTGACTGTAAAGCCATCGCCTGACTCTCTAAAATCAAATACGTTACCATCATGTCCCATACCTGAGTGATAAATAAATGCGGATATTGTAAAATCGGCGGTCCCAAAATTAAAAGTGCCATCGGCAACTGATAGATGATTTCCTGTACTAAAGTATGCACTACTCCCGTTAAATTGAGATTGTGCGGATGAAATGACAATCCCGCTATTTGTTACCGTGACATTATTAACTGAGTCGTCATTCGTATCCGTAGTCAGCGGAAGATATAAAGCACATGTAGAGGTATTGGTAACAATAGTCGCGATGACAGTCTGTGCCGTCGATGCAGGATTAAATGCGCCAAACTTGCGGGACATTAGCTAATCTCTTGATAACTAATCACTACTTCTAAATCGCCAGATGCGGATGGCGCGGCTGAGATGCTCATCGCCTCTTCAAGAAACACAGGCGAGTTTTTGTCTAGCACGATAACTGTAGCATCTGCCGGAACGACAACAGTTGATGCGAGTGCAAAGCCAACACCGGCTGCACTACTTGATGCACCAGCAGTTGCTACACCATTGTGTATGTCAATCGAAATATCCGCGTTGTTAGTTCCATCTACGTTTGCTACATAGATAGAATTTACCTGGACTACAACACCGCTATTACTTGCGTTAGTCAAGATGGTGATTGCGCCAGTAGTAGCCAATGCAAACATATCTGTTTTAGCATTGATTGTTGCTACGTTAACAATATTTGGTGCTGCCATTTTTTATTTCCTCTATGTTACTCGCCGCCGATAACTTCTAATCTGTCGCCAGTAGCCGTGACGCCGAAAAACTCAAGATCTGCTTCAGCCTCAAAGCCCGTCAAAAAAGGCGGGGCTGGCCACGGAATATCATTTAGATCTTCAGTGTTCTCGGGCAGATCGCGTAACTCTTGGCGATACTCGGCCCACTGTCGTGCAATGAAGTCTTTAATTAGGCTATCTTTGTGGCCGTAGATAGCCACTTCGGTGTCGGTCGCCTCTGCATATAAAATCTGTGACCAATCGCTTTGAACCAACAGCTTGTTTCGTCTTTCGCGTAGACTCTTAAACTTTTCAGCTTCCTTTTTGTCCAGTTCATCTTGCGTCAAGTCGCGCACGATCCACTCTAGGTTTTCGCGGTCCCAGCCACGATATTGTGTGCTGGCATCAAACGTCGGTGCATCTGGCACTTCAGTCCACCCAAACTTTTCTGCGTTTTGCGTGGCAGATTCAGCGGTATACGTGCGGCGCTTCATTCGCCCGTTAAACATCTCATCCACTTCCATGCGGAAGGGCAGTGAGCGAACTGGGTAGCTACCTTTGTAAGAATACATAACCATTTATTTTTCCTATCCGAATACCAGGGTCATTGCGATGGCTTTGCCGATACCGATACCTGCGGTTGCGGCGGCGGTCTGTTTAGACCCATCGGGGAATATCAAGCCGTTGCCGGTGGTGGTAATACGCATGTTGCCAGTAACCTCTAGTGCAGTGCCTGACGTAACTGCGGCGGTATTGATGCCCACGCTGCTGGTGGTCACGGTGATTGCACCAAGGGTTGAGGCACTGCCGACAATAGTGATGTTTGATGCTGTGACAGCGCCCGTTACCGTTAGGCCACCCGTGACTGTCGCGCCGGTCGAGGTAAATGCCACGGCACCGATGGTCGAGGCAGAGCCGGTGGCTGTGATGTCTGCTACCGTAATTGTACTGGCGCTGATGTTCCCGTTGACGGTCAAGCTGCTCGCAGTTACGGAGCCAGTTACAGTGAGGTTGCCCGTGACCGTGGCGGCGGTAGATGTAAACGCTACCGCACCGATAGTCGATGCGCTACCAGTTGCGGTGATGTCAGTGACTGTAATTGTGTCAGCAGAAATGTTGCCGCTGACCGTTAGCGTGGATGCAGTAACGTCAGTAAAGTTTGCTTTCTGTGCAAGCAACGCCAACGTGCCACTCGTGGCGGGCAACGTGATCGTGATATTGCCACTGTAGTTTGCGTGAGGCTGTGCTTGCAGTCGGCTGTAGTGAAGGTTGTTAACCTCACAGTACATGTCGATGTAGCCGGGCGATCCGCTGTCAGACCGGATTGTAATCGAGCCGCCAGACAGTGACAGAGTGCTAAGACCTGTAATGCTGTTGTTGTCGTCAATCGTAATTGTCGTCGGCGTCAAAAACAACGTGCCAGAGGTTGTCGATACAGTCTTCATCACCGTGCCGGAGGCAACCGTGGTGCTGGTCAACGAACTGAAGACGTTACCTGTGCCTGCGCCAGACGGTAAATCACCGATGTCGCCTTTGTCGCCCGACAACATAATGTCCACTAGCAGACTATCACCCGAGGTAAACGGTGCAGCAGCAGATGCACCTTTGTTCACCACGGTCAGCTTTTGATAGCCAGAGGCATTTGTGACAGCAGTGACGCTGTACTGTGCAAAGATTTCGGGGAACGTGGCTTTGCGTAACGTGACGGTGCCAAGGATGGACGACGGATTGTTGCCGCCTGACAGCAACGAGATAAACGATGTCATATCAGCAGACGACAGCGAGTCTACGTTGTCGATAAAAATTGTCGTTGTGCCAGTAGAACTGGCGTTGTTCAGTGCGATGTTACCGTTGCCAGGGTCGGCGTCAGACGTGGCGCTCGTAAATTTGTAGCTGAGTGCAGCACCGGGATCGAAGATGTTTTCAACGCCGGTAATCGAGCCACCAGTAATCTGAGCATTGCTCGTGATCAACTTAGTGATCGTCACTGCCGTGCTGGTGAAGCTGGCCGCGCCAATGCTTGATGCAGAACCTTTGATAGTGATGTTGTCAGCCGAGATGCTGTCGGTGACGGTGATAGACTGAGCCGCAATAGACGTATTTGAGTTCAGTGTGCCGGTGACCGTAAAGTCGCCGTTGACCTGGGCTGAAGTGCTGGTGATGGCGAGCGCACCGATAGTGCTGGCACTGCCGGTCACCGTGATATTATCAGCCGCTAGAGTTGTGGCGGTAACCGTGCCCGAGACCGTCAGATCACCCGTCAGGGTGGCGGTTGTGCTGGTGATGGCCAAGGCACCGATAGACGAAGCCGAGCCGGTTACTGTGATGTTGACCGCACCGATGGTGCTGGCAGTGATGTTGCCCGATACGGTCATGTCGCCAGTCAGCGTGGCGGTCGTGCTGGTAATGGCCAATGCGCCAATCGTGCTGGCGGACCCTACGACGGTAATATTATCAGCAGTGATGTTTGCCGATACCGTCAGGTTGCCGGTAACAGTTGCGCCAGTCGAGGTGAAGGCGACCGCACCGATTGTACTGGCCGAGCCGACGATGGTCAGGTTCGTTGCGGTAATTGTAGTAAACGCGCCAGCGGCAGGAGTCGTCGCACCGATGGTGGCATTGTCGATTGTACCGCCGTTAATATCGGCCGTGTCGGCGACGAGTGCGTCGATGTTAGCCGTGCCGTCGATAAACAGATCTTTGAACTCGAAGGCGGTCGAGCCGATGCTGATGTCGTCGTCAGTAAACGGCAAGATAGCACCGTCTTGCACACTAATTTGACCGACGGCAGTGGACGAGACCTCAACGAAAAAGTTGATTTGGTTGGTGCTGGTATCGACGAATAGCAGGTTGCGCTGATCGGCGTCCCCGATACGGTCAATCGGCGGACCCTCAGCGGCTGACCCATCGTGTTTATGGCCCGTGCTGTTATTGAATGCAGCTAAGACTTGGTTGAACTCAGCGTTAAGCGGCGGTGCAGAAACGATCTCACCGTTCAAAATCTGTGCTGCGGATTGCCTCGTATACCCTGCCATTGTTATCTGTATCCTGCGTCTTGGTACGTGATGCCCCAGCCTTGAATGCTGTACGGCGCTTCTTGGCTGATGGACGCGATCACGTAGCCGATGGCCCGGCCGGACCCTTGTATTTGTTTTTCTAGGACCGGGCTGCTCGACCCACCGAAGGTAAAGGTCGAACCGAATGTACCGCCTGTTGTGAAGTATCTAAGCAGCGCGCCGACGGTACTCATCGTGTAACTGGTCGGGTTAAATTTATTCGGGTCGTCCCAGTCGTAATAAACCGCGAGGTTGAAGGTCGATGTGCCCTCGGGTCTGGTAAACACGCTGACTTTGTGAAAGTTCTTTCGTCGTTCTGTGGCGTCGAAGTAGAAGAACGGTGTGGCGTATACCGCGATGACATCTTCACCGTTAAAGCTATTGCCGCTCTCTTGCTCAAACACGTTGCCGTCTACGTCGCCGTGCAGCACGCGCTCGATGTTGTTGATGAGGCCGCTTGTTGCGACAAATGAGCGGATGCCGAGCAACTCACCAAACTCCCAACCGACCCTGTTATCTGCAAATCGCAACCCGCCGATGATGCCCTGCGCGTCTGCGCTGTTGACGGTGGTGGTCGGGAAGAAGTATCTGAACTGTGACTTGCCTCGGATGACGACGGCGTTTAGTAGCGACAGGTCGAAGTTGTTAGGCACCTCACGTAAGATCTGCTGGATAGGCTTCGACACTGTCTGTAGCTCAACATCGCCGATACGCGCAGTGCCCTGGATCGGTCGGATGCCGTCGGCTGCGAGAAACAAGATGTCACCGCCGATCTCGATCACGCTGTCGGTAGCGATACATCCTGTGTTGTTAGCCACCTCACTCAACACAAAGTCGCTGGTGTTGTTGCCGGTCAGTCGCTTAATGCGGTCGCGGCCGAAGATAAAGAGGCTGTCCCTAAATTTTGCGATTGCGGTGATCGGGAAGCCGACGTTGATTACGTCAGAAAACTTTAGATCGTTGTTAGGCTCTGACACGATCAGGTTGTTTGGGTTGTCGGCTGCGCCCGCGAGCATCATGTGATTACGGAAGTCGGCGACCAGTGACGTGCCAATGATGTCAGAGGTAGACGTGTACGTGTAGAAGTAGTTGACCGATGTGCCGCCTACGCCCGATTGGTTGGCCACCGCAGATGCTGTCGCAAGATTAAATGTAAAACCGTCTACAGATGCGCTTGTGACCGTGAAGTCGATACTGTTAGCCGTCTGCCCGCCGAGATCGACGTTGATGTTGCTGAACCGAACAGTCGCCCCTGTCGTCAATCCGTGCGCTGTCGAGACGACCGCTACCACAGCCGAGCCACTCGTCGTCGTAAACGGATTAGATAGCTGATCGCCGGTCTCTGCCGCTGATGTCCCCTGGTTGCTGAAGACCTCAAGAATAGTCGCAGTGCTTTGCCTGAAGGGCCTGTTCACGCCATCGACGCCGAAGATGACCTCTTTGCCGGCAAACGAATGCTCGATGACACGGATCTTATTCACGTTGATTGCCGACCGCGTCTGCACAGAGTTAGCGGTCGAGATGTTAGACCAGCCTACGCCACTTACATGTTCAAAGATCGAGTACGCGCGGCTCACTGTAAACTGGATGTTGGCTGCGCTACTTTGCACCGAGGCGACCGAGGCTGCCGATGCGGTGAAGGTGAAAGAGTCTGTCGTCGCTACAGATGCGACCGTAAACTCTTGATTTAGATTTAGCCCACCTAGTGTGCTGACATTCGTGAAAGTAACGAACTCGCCTATCGCCAGGCCGTGGCCGGTAGCCGTGACCGTCACCGTCTGACTGCCGCTAGTCAGTGTCATCGCGCCGACAGGTAGAGCAGCGGATGTAGAGTCTGCTACGTTGCGACGGGCGGCGTAGACACGGTCTTGATGAATCCAGAGGCCCAAGACTTTGCCTGTGCCGGGCACGGTAGGATTGTCTGAGTCGAACGGTGCGAAGCCATTGACGCGCCGGTAGCCGCCAAACTGCGATACCTCGAAGTTAGTGAGGCGGATGGCAGCACCGGGCTGCGAGGCGGCGAGGGTCAGGGGATCTTCATTTGTGTAGAGGCCGCCCCGTGCGATGATGGTTGCGTCACGGTAATTGTCGACCATTTACTTGTTCCCATGCGGCACATTAATTATGTGACTTACGCGTGTGTCTCGTAGGTCAGTGAACTTGTTGACCAGCAGCTTACGCATGTTCTTGATGCCGTCGTCGAAGCGTTGGCGTGCGATGACCGCCTGCTGCGTGTTATCGCGGAACATGTAGGCGTGATACATCGTGCCATCGAGGACCACAGTCTTGAACGCGTCGGGCACAGACATCGTGTCGCCTGGATTGACTAGGTCCGTCTGGAACTTGAAGTAGTCGTACTCGACGGTGTACGCCTTGTCGGGTCGCGGGCTAAAGCCGACTTTGTTGTCGAGTGTCCGATAGATGTAGCGTGGAGTATCGAAGTCACCGGTGTTGGCGTTGGCGTCGCGCTCGTAGAAGCGTTGGATGAACGTGTCGAAGTTAATCTCACGGAGACGGCGCGCCTCGATGTTGTCGGCAGTGCTTTTGCGAATACGGAACGAGCCGTAGTCGGCGGTCTTGAGGTCGCTTTCTAATGTGTACTGATCGGTGCCAGTGGCGGTTACGACAGTCGCCGTGTTGTGATTGAAGGGAAACTCGAACTGTTCCTGGCTAATTTCGTGGATCGCGACGTTGACCGCGTCTTTTACCTGTGCGTGGAAGCCGATTGCGGTCAGGAAGTCGGCAGTCGTAATCTGCACTTCGTTGAGGCGCTTCAGCGCGTCGTTGACCAATGTGATGTACGTCGTTGTCATTTACGCTGCTTTCAGCCACCGTAGTGGCACCTCTTCGCCAAGAGTGTAGCTGCCTTTAGCTACGTCTTCGTTCACGACCATGGTGAACACGGTGTTGCCGTAGGCGTGGAACTTGATCTTTTTTTCACGCCCTAAGATCTGAATGACCTTCGCGGCCTCTTGCGCCATACCAAGATACTCAGTGGTCGAAGAGTATCGCTGTGTTTTGTCGGCGCTTTCGACGGTAATTTGCTGGGCAGACGGATTAGCGTCGATATTGTTGCGGTTGATATTTTTGATTAGTTGTCCGCCGGGATCATTCTGATAGCCGCAGTCAAAGCCGACCACATGGATCTCTCGATAGCCAAGCCAAGCGCAGAGAAAAAATGCCTGGATGGTGCTGTTCGAGCCGCCCGCAATCACTGGGTCTGGCATCCAATTTACCGAGGATATGGTGTTGAACTTGTAGATTTTGCAACCACGGGCAGTCGCAAACACCTCGGGCTTGATCTGCGTCGATAGTAGGTACGCAGTCTTTTTGTTTTTGAAAACACGGTTCGGTTCGTTGTCGCCGGCATCTACGTGGATGCAGTATGTCGGCGTCACCCCAATGCCGTCTAAATATTCGACGGTCTTAGATGCGAAAATATCCCCTTTCCATTCGCGGATAAGAGGATGAAACTGTCGGATAGATGGCCCGCCGCCACAGATAAGAACTTTGTCCTTACGTTTGCGCGCACCGTTTTTTAGTTTTGTAATCCACGGTGCTGGGTCGTCTTTATTGATTTCGTAGTGTGATTTTAACTGCTCGTCATCGACAGAGCAGACCAGCTTAATAGCCATCTAACCTCTTCAGGAAAAAGTGGGAGGCCCCAGGATAGAGGCCCCCCGTCGCTAATTAAGCGAGTGTGTCGCGGTCCACTTCATTCGGACCCAGCTTCGCAGTCATGTCGGTCATGAACGCGATGACGCGCACTTGACCGGTGGCAACAGCGGTGTCTCCGGCGGTGGCCAGCTTGACGTCAATCGTGTCAGCAGCCGAGGCCGGGTTCACAGTGTTGGCACCGAACGGAGCTAGGCCGTTCGACCCGATGGCGAGAAAGCCCGTGCTGGTGGCGTCACCGCCGTCGATGAAGTCGTCACCGGCAGCGATGTCGATGTCGAGCGTGCAGACCGAGCTATTCGCAGCGACCAGCACTTCGGCAGCGGCACCGTGCAACATGGTGTTGGCAGGGACATCGATGACTTGGAAGATGTCGCCAGCCGCCAGAGCGGAGCCTTTCGCGGTGGTGGCCTCCGCAAAGTCGAGCGTGAACTCGACCGTGTACGGCATTTGGGCACCCATGCGAGCCTTGTGGTTAATGGAGGTGGCGGCAGCGTTGCCCACGCCACCTACGGTCATATCAACAGTAGCCATGATAAACCTCCTTAACTGTGCAAGTTATAGGCAGCAGTCACAATCGCCTCGGGGCGAAGCAACTTACGGCCGTAGAGATGCAGCCCACGGACGACGTCGCTGAACGAATCGTTGTCACGATAGGACTCAACTTTCTCGATCTGCGAGGCAGTAGCGACGGCCGACTCGTGGCCGGCGATGACAACGCCGAAGTTCGAGGAAGAGCCAGCAGCAGCAACGGTGCCAGGACCGGTGCCGACCGACGGCAGGTTGTTGGACATGTACAGGCGGAAGCCACGGATAAGGCCGGAGATAATCTGGCCGTTCCGCAGGATGTCGCCAGCGTCTTGCCCACCAGCAAAGTCGTTGTTCAACAGTTTGCTGTTTTCGTCATTCAAGATCTCGGCAAAGACCGGATCGATGACAACCCAGCGACCGTCGCGGTCGACGTTTTGCTGATCCAACTTGCGGGCCATGCGGTTCAAGATCGCCAGGGCCGACGAGTTGGTGCTGGTCACGGACGAGGTGATCGGGATCGAGTTAGCGGTGGTCGAACCGATACCCATGTCGGTGGAGGTCAGCTTCATGCTGTTGAGCAGGCCGTCGGCGTCGACAGTGCTGATCGGATCGGTGCCGGCTTTGTCACCAGCGACACGAGCCGTGCTGGCATTGGCGTGCAGCGAGGCTTGCTTGAAGCCGGCCATGTAACCCAGAACTTCTTGGTCGTATTGATCGCGCAGGCGGTAGCCGGCACGGTCGGTGGCCAAGGACTCGAAGTTGACGTGGCTGTGGGCTTCTTCGATGTCGTCGATTTTGAAAGCGAAGTAGTTCGCCTGGTCGACGACGAGGGTGAAGTCTTCATCGTCCAACTCTTGCGGGACGATTTGAGTGCCGCGCGAATATTCCTGCACGGAGATCTCGGGTTCTTTGATGATGCGGACAGTGTCACCAAAGTTAGCGATCTCACCGAAGTAGTCGCTGTTGGTGATGTCCTCGACAACGCTGGTTTTACGAAACGCCTGCTGGACCTTCTTGCTGTAAATAATTGGCGAGAAGTTACCATTAGGCAGGTTAGCGTAACCAGCGGCTGAACGGAAAGCCATTGGTTCCTCCTATGGTTGTGCTTTCTGATAAAGTCCAGGGCATTCGTCACTTGCCGGGTATCCGCGAGGCGGGGCCAGCGTGTCGAAAGGTAGCTAGGCTTGCGGGTAGATATGTAAGTTGCGTAGCTCGGATTGCTCGACGAGGGACAACTTACAATTGTATTGACAGTTTATAGTTATACTAATTTTTGTAGAACTGTCAAGTGTTTTTTAGCGGGCAGCACCCGTGATGTCGAAAACGAAGGTGCCGGCACGGATGGACTCTTCGATATCGTCGGCCAGTCGCTCGTATTCGCGCTGCGACATCTTCTTGACCATCGACTCGGAGTACTTGCCGCGTTGACCGGCTCGCTCATCGGCCTGGCTGCGACCGCGCGGATTGACGGTCTCGGCAGCATCGGCCTTTGCAGACGCCTGCTTCTTACGCGATTTGACCTCTGCTTTATAGAGAGTCAGCGCCTTAGAGCAAGACACGGCATCGTCTTCGTTGTCGTAAAGGGCGCTCTGTACCCACTTCGGCTGCACGGACGCCCACTCGTGAAACTCAGGGTCCTGCCGGATTTTGTCGAAATCAGGGTGCAGTTCTTTCAGCTCCTGCTCTGCCTTCTGCCGGTTGATGTTACGGCGCATGTCTTTGAGTTGCGCCATCTCTTTTTCGAGCGACTGCGCGGTCTCCTGGGACTTTTTCAGAGCGATGGTCTCTACCATCTGAGCGACGTCAGGATATTTACGACTCCACTCTTCTAGCTCATCCTCAGTTTTTGGCATACGCATCTCTTTCTTAGAGATAGCATCTAGCTGCTCCTGCATACGCGCGAGTTCTTTTTTATGTTCTTCTTGCTGCTTTTGCGAGTGACGGCGCAGATCACCGTAGCGTTTTTTGAAGGTCGCCTCTTCGGCGTCTAGCCCGGTGGTATCGTCGTTGTCCGGGTCCTCTACGCTCTCTTGCTGATCGCGAGCGTTGCGCGCTTCAATCAGTTCTTGTAGCTCTCGCTCTTCGTCTTGCGCTCGGCGATATCGGCGCTTCGCCTGTACAACGTGTCCTTTTACGGACGGGTTAGCTTCGGGTTCGTGTTCTGTTTCCATAGACATGTGAGTCTCCTCGTTGGGGGCCGCAAGTAGCCTGCCCGAGTGGCAGGGGTGTTGGGTAGCCCGGTTAGCCTTCTAGTGATACGTCGTCGCGTTCCTCTAGGTCTTCCCGTCCGAAACCTGCTCCTGGTTCGTCGTCCATCAAATCGTCGGTGCCTTCACCGCGTCGTGCTGCCTCCACCGCTGCTCTCTCGGCACTGGTAAGCTCGTTGTATGCAGACATGGGGCCAAATGCGCTGGTATTTCCAAATTGATCTACATACGAGCCTGTAGTTAAATCGTAGCCTCCTTTGCCATCCTGACCTCCTGCAAGTGCAGAACCTGTATCAGGAGCAAGTCCGTCTGCAACATTCGTGCGACGATCTATGTCTCCGACGGTGCCATCAAAGTTGCCAGTGATTGATCTCATCAAACCAAGAGGTGTTTGATTTTCAGTAATAGATACGATCTCTCCGTCAATACTGTAGACACTGTCAGGGTTTTTTGCGTAGTTTTCTAAGTGTTGCTCCATGACGGCCTGGGTCACAAAATCGAGTGGGCCACCAGTAACGGCCATGCGATGCCCAGCAAACGGCGAATCGACGCCTTGAGCGAACATCACATCTGCCAGGCCCTTTCCAATAAATCCAGCAACAGGGCCGCCGATAGCACTCATTATTCCTGCGGCTGCTCTAGGCGCCGACAGGCCACCAAATGGCGTATCGAGGAGGTTGGGAGCGGGCGGAGCAGTGTCCATCAGGCCAGAGACAATGGACGATCTGGTTGCGGGATCACTAAGACTCAGAGAAAAATCACCTGATTCAAGCGCACTTTTTGCGTAATCTGACAGTCCAACCCCTGCTACGAAGTCCTCGAACGCAGGCGTCATCTGCGGACCAAAATCTGTTTGCGGATCTCCGGTAAAACGACGTTTAATCTCCATCACTTGTCCTCGACAAAGTCTGCCTGGCGCTCGCCCGACGGCTCTTTGTTCGTAAAGTCTTCATCGACCATTTGCAGGCGGCCGTCCATCTGCATATACATCAGGCCCATCTTTGCTTCGTGCCGTAGCTGTTCGAGAAAGCGAACGCCCCAGTATCGAACGACGTCAGCGGGCATGACATACTCGCCCTCTGACAGAAGCACGTCGACATCGTCACGGACCTCTTCGGCTTCGCTACCAGGCGGGATCGCATTGCCTGACTGCTCATCATATCCTACGACCATTTCTGGCGTCATCATTCCTAAACTGATACCAATCATTGTGATTGACTCCGCATTAGCATAGCCATCTGCTCTTCCTCCGACGGCATCTCATCGACTGAGTACTGAGGTGCAGGGCCTTCCATCGCTCCTGCCATCTGTTGATCCATGCCCTCTTCTGCCGGCTGCTCAGGTAGCTCTGGCCCTTCGACCATGCCCTCCGGCGTTAAGACGTTAGCTACTTGCGTGACGCTTCGCACGAGGTCTTCGTCCGTCGTTGCAACGGCCATGGCATCGACCGCCGAGAACGGCACGGTAAAATCAGCCTGCGCCTGTGCGACGTCTTTGTTTTTTGGGCCAGACATGTCGGCGACAAACAGGTCTTCGACGTTTTCCTGTTCGGCGAACGGTTTGCCCTCGGGGTCGATGAGAGTAATTACAGCTTGCTTAGTCGGGCTGTCCGGTAACGAGGCAAGCATTTTAGCGAGACGAGTGAACTGCTGCGTCCCCTCTTCGACGACTGATTGCAGTTTACTGACCATCTCAGGGGTCGCATCTACACCTAATGCTTTGATGGCCTCTACAGCGCCCTCTGAGTCGCCCTGGAGCGCCTCTACGACGGTCTGGGCTACCTGGGGGTCAGCGACACGTTGGAACAACTGACGGTCCTCTGGAGAGAGTCCTTTGGCCGCCAAGTTCGTGCCCATCACCGTAGCTGCGAGAGGTTTGAGTAGACGACCCTGCGAAGAAAGGACCCGCGTCATACCGACGGTCGGGACCATCAAGCCACCGATGTCGGCAATCAAGAACATCACATCCTGATCGCTGGGATCAGGGTCCGCCAGAATGTCTTGAAACTCAGCTACTCTTTTCGCGTTAGCGTCGAGGAATCCTACCAGATCTTCTTCGGACATGTTCGCGGCGAAGGAGTCGAAGTCACCGTTCATGCCGGACAGGCCAGCTACGAGAGCGTAGCCTAATCGCGTCGGTACACCAGGCTCACCAGCGGGCATCGCGGCGTCATCTACCATAACCATCTAATTTTCCCTTTTTAGTTCTGCTAAAATATTTTCTTTTAGATTTAGCAGTTGCCGCAGGCATCTCACTGCGCCTTGCGTCCGATACATCGTCTCAATGTCCGGCGCTGTCTCCAAAATACGCAGGTGCCGGTCTAATATTTCGTTAAGATATTTTTCGTACTTATCGTAGTTCGGGTGGCTGACCGCCGGGGCCAGTTCTTTGTACGACGTTTCTTTCATAGATTACCCTAGTCCTGGTGGCAGGCCCGCGCCCGGTGGCGGCTCCTGTAGATTGCCGGTAAATTGATCCTCGCCAGGCACAGCGGCAGCGCCAACACCAATCTGTTGACCACCACCGCCAGTCATGTCCATCTGCCCTTGCTGCTGCGGATCAGGACCTGGCTGCTGCGGTTGTTGTTCCTGTTGCTGCTGCATCAAGACGGCCTGACGTAGCATCTCCTCGGGTGTGTTCGTGACCTTCTCTGGGTCGAGGCTCATGGCCCGCGCGATCTCTCGGATGATATACGGGAACTTAGCGAACGGTGCGAGGACCGGATTGCTCGTAATCTGCAAGAACGACATCAGGCGCTGCGACCGCACTTCGTTCTGCATCAGGCTCTCTAGGCCACGGGCACGGACTTCAAGGTCGCCTTTGACGTCAGGGTTGAAGTTGAACTGCATGTTGAACTGGAACATCGCCTGGCCCAGCGGCTTCAGCATATAGTCATCGAAGTTTTTTACGACAGTTTTGACTGATCCAGCAGCCGCCCCCATCAGCATAGAGATACCAGCAGCAGTACGACCGATGCCTGTGACGCCCGTTTGTCCATGTGAAAATGATGGGATGCCGGTAGATTCGTCGGCAAGCACGCGCGCCTTGTCGAAAAGCATCATGTTTTCTGACGACACGTTCGGGAACTTAGTGCCGAAGATTGCCTGCCCTGGCGCACCGCCCTGTCGACGGAAGACTTTGCCAGGATAGACTGTCAGGTCTTGACCCGGAGTCAGGTTAGTTTCGTCGACCTCGATCAGGAGGTTGCCGGACAGCACAGCGTTGTCGACCGCCATCCGCATGAAGCCATTCATCAAGGTCTGCGTATCGTCCATGTTCTCGCCGACGCCGATACCGAAGATATTGTACGGATTGACCTCGTATGGGCACGCCTGATACGGCAGGCGCTTCGGCGTAAATGGATTCATCACAAATCGCAGGATCTCGCCGTTGCACTCCCAGATGTTGACGTGCAGTTCTTCGCTGTCCTCGAACTCCTCGGGTATGTCAATGGCGTAGTCGTCGGCAGTCTGCCGGTCAATGACGCCCCAGAACTCTAGGGCCTCAAACCGACGGGTAGAATACGGACGGCTGTTGTCTTCGTTGGCGGTGATGAGGTCATTCTCCCACCACTTCACTTCGTAGTTTTCGCCCATCTCCAAGGCGCGGTTGATGGCCTCCTCGTCGAAGAAGGGGCGACGACGCAAGGCCCGCAGTTGTGAGCGGGTCATCTTGTGGCGCTCGATTACAAAGTCGCACTCGTTGATCGTATAGCCGTCGGGGTCGGGGTAGAAATCCCAAATAGAGGTGTGAGAAACATTAGGCACAGTGCGGATAGTTGGGTTGTACTCGCCGTCCTCTTCCCAATTAGGATACTCTTTGGTAGAGGCGAAAGGCCCTTTGACGATGCCCGTGCCGAAGAGCGAACACTCGAACGCTGCATACCGGAGGTGGGTCGACGCATTGCTTTCATCCAACTGGTCTTTGATCTGCTTCTCCATCTTCTTGGCGGCGACCATAGCCGGATGGAATGTGACAGACGATTGCGTGTTGCCATCGCCTTCGCGCAGGTTAGGAATGTCGGATAGTAAATCTTCTAGTGGACCGAGACGGTCTTCGAGCAGTGTTTGTTGTGTAGCACCAGGTGGTAAAGGCTTGCCGTCTCCCTCGAAGCCTACGAGATCGACCGGCTGGTCACCGATGTCTACGCCCTCTGGTTCTTTCGGGTCGAAGCTGACACTTTCTGCTACGCCCTCTGGCAGAATGCTAGGCTCGATGGTGATCGGGAAGACGTCGTTGGCCAGCAGCACATCGACGATCTGACTGTACGCAGCCAGAACTTTTGTCTTCGTGACTTTAATAAAGATACGAGACTTCTCAGTCTCTAGGAACTGGACATCGCTGTCGTACACGCCACGATAATTTTTGTACGCTTTGATCCACTTTTCTTCCTCTGTGTATCGGGCGTCCTCTGCACGGCTGAACTGTTTACGGACGTAGCCCGCCAGCCCACTCATCGTGCGTGTATCGTCCGGGTCTACCGCATACGGCTTGCCGTCTGTTTCGACGGACGACATATCATCATAAGACATACGAGATTATCCTGTTAATATCCAAACACTGCGTCAGCAGGCTGGAACTTCTCTACCGGAGCGGTAGGTTTGTCTAAATCGAATACATTTCGTGGCACAGGACGACTGCTTATACCATATCTTAGCGCATCGTACAAGTGGTCTTCTGCATTTGTGTCGATGTCCTCGGGATTTTTTTTGTCCAAGGGCAGCGTCGGTAGCTGGGCCGTGACGTTTGTGCAGTTAGAGAAGAACGCAATCCC